CTAGAGAATGCTATTCGTCGAATTGAGATGGTTCATAGTCGTATAGATAAGACTGAAGAACAAATTAAAGAACTTAAACAACAAGTTACAGACAACAAAATTTGGATTCAGAGAGCATCTGCTGTCATTGGTGCTGCAGTAGCTCTTATTGGAATTATTGTTGCATTACCACAAGACGCAGATTCAAAGGAGTTAAAAAATGGGAGCAATGACCCCGCCAAGCAGGAAATCGTGTTACAACTTCCGAGTAGTTGAGATAAACCGTGTTGTTGACGGCGACACGATTGATGTTACAATAGATTTAGGATTCGATCTCTTCAAGAAAGAGAGAGTCCGTGTCGCTGGGGTTGATACTCCAGAGAAACGTACCCGTGATTTGGAGGAGAAAGAACTTGGATACGACGCAACCAACTGGCTCAAAGAGAAACTCGAAGGGGCTGTGGATGGTGACGATGATCTTGTTATCCGTACTGAACTTGTTGGCGGTGTCGGCAAGTATGGTCGTCTTCTTGGCTGGTTATACATCGGGGACGCAGAATTGTCCCTCAACGAAATGATGATCACCGAAGGCTATGCCTGGGAATATGATGGTGGTACAAAACAAAAGAACTTTGAAGAACTCAAAGAAATTAGGAGGTCTTTCGGTACACTAGTATGATTTTAGCACTCTTACTTATTCTTAATCAACCTGTAATGGCTGAAGGGGATCTTGAAATGTTTGAAGAGATTTGTGAAGTCACGGGGGAAGTACGTCGTGGCTTCAGACTCAGAGATATTAAAACGCAAACTTTGCCCCAAGTTTCTTTGCAATCACCTTGGGAGCAGCAAAATACTTTTTGAACCTCTTCTGACCTTCCTTGGTCAGTTGTTTGCCTAACTCTTCATCAATGATGAGTTTGTTATCATACTCCCAGAAAGCATCTATCTCGACCTGGTCTCTGAGATACTGCTCTAACTTTTCTATGCCACCTTCCAATACCTTCATACCCTTCTGAGAATACTGTAGCAACTCAACAGTGCCATCCTCGTTGGGAATGAAGTGAAGGACTGGTTTAACCTGCTTGACCTTAATCTTTTTCTTCTTACCAGCCTGTGACAATAACTTCTTGAGGACAGGTTCTAGTGCAGTCTTGGCCTGTTGTACTCCAATAGTAGCACCAAGAGTCACAACAGTCGTTACCACAGCCAGTGATCCTGCGGCCACAAGAGGTCCAGGATCAGGTAGAGGGATATCGATACCTCCTACTTCAATCGTGGGTGTTGCCGGGACTTCAGGAGTCGTCGGTAAGTCACGAGTGTTCTGAGGTGTCTCTGGTTGATTATTGTTTCTCTCATTCTGCATGGCCTCTTGAAACTCGGCCTCTGTAGGTACATCGATTGTTGGATATTCAATCGAAGTATCAGGCACATCAACAACTGGTGGTTTAATACCATCGATAACTGGACGTGGTAACGTCCTTGATGTGACTGGTTTGGGTACAGTAATACGACTAGTGACAGGACTTTGCAGTTCTGCCACTACATTACGAGGAGTCTGACGAATCTCCCTCTCAGGAGTTTCACGAATAGTCCTTGTATTCGTATCAAATATCGGTCTTACTTGTACCGTTGGTATCTGTCTTGGCATTAGGTTCAACAGCAGAGATTACGAGTGGTGCCTGTTCGATACGGATCACCTGAGCATTGGTGCTTTGTTTGGACATGATCTCTTCCATCTGAGCCTTGGTGATACCACCACCGTTACCATTCATTGAACCCTTCTTGGTTGTCTGAACGCCGAAGGTTGCGAGCACGCCTGTGAAGACGGACGCAATAAAGGTGGGATCGAGATCCTGTTTGGGAATTTGAAGTGCTGGAGGAAGATCAACATATGCCAGTGTGAGAATACCACCTGACCAAATCAGGATACCCAGTCTCACAAATGTAGATAGGATGGCTAGTTGTTCTTCTTTATCGTCTGTAGCTTCTTTAATCTTTCCGAGAAGGCCTTTCTTCTTCTCATCAACTGGTTTCTTTTCTTCCATGGTGTGCGGGTGAGGCACGAGTATTTAGAAAAAAAGGGGACCTACTTGGCCCCCTGGTATGCTGGGATCATCATCCCACCATCATTATCATCGTCGTCTACATCTTCAGTCAGAATGGCCGCTATGATGAAGGCCCCTACCATTGTCGCTGATACGACTAGTAGGTCATTCACCAGAGACCTGGGATGATCTGACCAGTGGTCAGGTATGCCCCGACTGCGGCAACGAATCCGACCATCGCTGCACGACCGTTAAGTTTTTCTGCTCTTTCGTTCATTGTTCTACCTCAGATACTACGTTTGATTTCGTATATGGAGGAGTCTCCATATGTCTTATGGTCCTTGTAACCTACCATACGTCCCTTCGTATTCTGAAGGGCTGGCATGAATGCAACCAGGAAGAAGATAGCTGGAGCTCCTACAAAGAGGAGACTCGCAATCACATAATAAGTAAGAAGTTCAGCCATCAGTAAGTCTCAGCTAGTTGTTCTACACTATAACCCAGAAGTACAAAAAATGTAACACTGGTCAGGGTAAAGAGAAGTTCAGTCATCAGAAGATACCGAAGAAGAACTTCCCTGTGATTGCGTAGGAAAGAAAACCAGACACAATACCCATCATTGCCCAACGTCCGTTGTAAGTCTCAGCAAATTGTTGAGGAGACTCAAGACCCTTACGATTGTAGGATTCTACAACCATTTCAGGTTCTTTGGCGAAGATGTTCTGTTGACCCAACTCATTTGTTGTAACAGTCATTTTTACCTATTGTAAAGATATGTAATATTATATAGGTTTTCTTAACATTTGTCAACTATCAGGTCAGAGTTTCAACAACTTCACGAGCCTGTTCACGAATTGATTCTGGAAGAGGAACATAACCCATAGAGTCAGAAACACCCTGAGCTTCATCACTCAACATGTAACCAAACACTTCCTTCATCGTGTCATTCTTCTCGTGTTCTGGATGTGCCAGGACCCAAGTCAGAGAGACGATGGGGTAGGAGTTTGCACCTGCAGGGTTAGGATCGGAACCACGGAGTTGATCGTCAAGAACGATCTGTGACAGACCTTCGGCAGATGTCTCTGCGTTTGCTTGAACAAAATTACCATCTCTGTTCTGGATTGTAGCCTGTTGGAACTGACCACCATTCACATAACCATAGTTAAGATAACCGATAGCACCTTCGGTATTTCTAATGATACCAGCGACACCAGAGTTACCTTTACCACCGACACCAGTAGGCCACGCTACTGCCTTACCACTACCAACTTCTCTTCTCCACTCCTCAGAGAATGCAGACAGAGATGCGGTGAATCCAGCTGTTGTGCCAGAACCATCTGAACGATGAACAACGGTGATAGTACCACCATCACAACCCACCTCTTCCCAGGTGGTGATGTTTCCAAGGAAGATATCTGCAAGTTCGGTCTGAGTCACTCTCAGATCACATCCAGGGTTGTTGTAGGCAGGAACGATAGCTCCACCTGTCATTGGAATCTGTACTACTGGTCTCTCGTTACCGTCCTTCACGGCTTTATCTGATGCTCCGAAGTCTGTTGTACCAGCATTGAACTGACGGACACCTGATCCACTACCTACGGCTTGGTAGTTGACCTCAGGTCCACCTTGTTGTGCCAGTGTTTGGAACCAGGAATTGTACAGAGGTGCAGGGAAGGTAGCTCCCGCTGCATTCAATCTCACAGTTTCTTTGGGACCACTAGCACAACCGACCAGTGCTCCTGCTGCTAGAATTGAGGCAAGTACTTTTTTCATTTAACTGTACCTTAACTATTTTTTTGCAGTAAAAAAGGGGGTCGGGTGACCCCCCTGTGTTATATATTATATCCCAACTTATCAGAAGGAATAAGTTACACCGAACTTAGTTCCGTAGCTGTTGTCGTCGTCGCTGGTGACGAAGGAAACTTCACCATAGAGATCAACGTTGTCAGCGAGGGCAACACCGACGCCAACCTTACCAGACAGTTCAGTCTCGGTGGCTTCGCCATCTTCAGCGATGAACGCGGGGCCTGCTTGGATGTAGTAACCAGCGGTCTCGGAAAGGTCACCAGCGTAGCCAACGTGAGCTTCGGTGGTGGTTCCGCCGTAATCAGAACCAGTCCAACCAGAGTTAGCTTCTACGTTGACGTAGGGCCCTGCCAGGGCAGCTCCGGCCAGAAGGGGGGTTGCAGCAACAGCTGCCAGTGCAGATTTGAACATTAGTTTTTCCTCTTTGTCTCGTGGAGTTTACCCACGGATGATAAGTGTCTCGACATGACACTGTGTTTTCTAAACATGCCCCAAACCTAAGTTTGCGAGGGTAGGGCAGTAAACAGGTGTATATTGTTACTTAACGTTAACCTGTTTTATTTATTATACAGAATAATTACCTATTCGTTTAATCTTTATCATATGTTTCGGGTGGTGTAGGGTTTCCCGAAGGTTGAGCTGTTCTTCCGTAATACGGATCGTAATCCATCAGAGTGTCGATTGAAAGTTGAGCCCCCTGATTTGTCCAGAAGTTCCATTGAGCATCGAAGTTGCCTTTGTGGAAGACATCGATATGTTCAGGATGGATAGAAGAACCGAGAGGAATGTGATAAAGAAGAAGCGGTAACGCATAAGAGTTTCCAGAGTTGTATAGAAGATCATCTGCAACTGGACGTGGTTTACATCCATTATCCAGTTTGTATTTGTTCTTCCGACAGTGTAGTCGAATCAGTTTCTCTGCGTGATGACGTGAGATTACATAACAGGCTGTAGAGAATTCATTCACAAACCTCTTGTGAATCCTGATACTGATATCACCAGTACAGATAATGGCAATCTGAACCAGGTCCCAGTCATAGGGAATCTTGGACATGAAATCTTTCCAAGTAAAGTTCCAATACTTCACCAGGTCGAGACTACAGTCGTCCTCCATGATGATGGCGTATGGTTCACCACTCTCATAGAATTGTTTGATGGCCTTGAGGTGTGAGGTTGTACAACCAATCTCCATAGAGGACATCTGTTCAGGGTAAGTTCCCTTCAGAATGTGACTCAGATCGTCCTCACGACCGTCGTAGGCAGACACACGGGTATAGTTGTCAATCTCCCAGTATTTGAACTGGTTCTCCATATACTCCCATCGATCCTCTTGGTCATCCAGGTTGATGACGTAGATAGGACCCATTCCCTTAGTTTTGTATGCGGCTTTATTCTTATCCATCAGAACCAATCCGTATCTTTACATCCTTTATCATCAATGAAGATGTCTGCATGAGGTTTTCCGAACAGTAGTTCGTGATACTTCACTCCCCACTCTTCGAGTTGTTGTTCGGTCAGAGGTCTCATGATCTCCTCTGCCTTACGTCTGTCATCTGGATCTCCAGCAAATCTACCCATGGCACGGGCAGTGAAGAAGATGATGTAATGTCCTTGGTCATAGAGTTCATTAATCTGTTGAATTCTATTCTTGTAGGGTGTGGCCTTTTCGTATCCTCGTCCTACAGTGGGGGTACAGATAGTACCGTCAATGTCAATACAATACCTCATCAGTCTCCTTTTTCTAATCGTATACTATCAGAGTCAAAGTGTTCAGTCGAGAACTCAAAGAGTTCTGTATCCTTGAGTGCCACCATCTGGTGTCTCAGTCTCACAGGGACATGGAACTTATCACCTTCGATCAGGACAAGTTTATCTGCAGTCTCTAGACTATCACCCGTAGAATAATAGACTTCGATTGCACCCTTCTGTACATAGAAGACTTCATCCTTTCGTTGATGATAGTGCCATGAACACTTCTTACCTTTGGCAAGAAACAGAATCTTACCACAATACCGTGGACAATTTACAATCCACTTCTCATATCCCCAACCCTTAGGGACAAACTTAATTGGATCTTTTGCATCGTTCGATGATGTCGGTTGAGGAGTATCCTCCGACTCGATTGAAAAACCGAACTTCCTTCGCAAAGTTTCGTCCCACTCCTTCATGGTCCCGCCAGTCCCCTCCGTCTAGTAAAATGTCTGGGTTGTAAAGTTCGATGAGTTGTTCTAACTCTTCCCTTGTATCAAATTCTAACACAAGATCGACGTACCGTAAAGCCATTAACATTGCTTTACGATCCTCAAAAGTATTTATTGGACGTGATGGGCCTTTGTCCGCTCTGACCTTTCGGTCGGAGTCGAGACCAACAATAAGTTGTCCTCCTTCGGAGAGAGATTTACCAACCCGAAGAAGTTCAATATGGCCAGGATGAAGGACATCAAAACAGCCATTATTCCATACCGTTTTTGACATAACTCTTTACCGTTCTAAAGTTTACTGGCCATCCCTCGTTCTTTGCCTTGGTGAACTCTTGATACCTACCCTGGAGATGTTCAGGGAAGGGAATGTATTCAATAGGAACTTTGTACTTTTCAGCTATCAAGTTACCAACATCCTGAAATGAAATAGGAATACTTGTACCTAGATCAAAGATACCAGAGTTTTTACGATTATCCAACATACATGTGATGACATCATCAACGTGAATGAAGTCACGATAGTATTGATCAGAGTTCTCAAACAGTTTGATTTTACCTTGAGTCTTCGCTTGATGTGCAAAGGTACTAATAGGTGATGCCTGTCCTCTCTCTACCTTGTCCTCCTCTCCAGGTCCATAGACATTGAAGAATCTGAACCCTTGAATGTGACTGAAGTCACCGATATGTTGTTGAACCCAGTAATCTACGGTCAGTTTGGACAAAGCGTAGAAGTTCAGAGGATTGAATGTATCCTGACACATCCCATACACAGATGCAGATGATGCATACTTGACAGGGATACCCTTACTTGCTGCCAACATGAACAACGAGAGTGTATAGTTCACGTTGTAACTGTTGACCTCCATCGGGTCAGTAGATGTGGTGTCAGACAATGCACCCAGGTGGAAAATACATTCTACATCATCCCACTCCAGGATATCCCAGGATAGGAGCTCCCACATATTATTTTTATCAACCTCTACCACATCCCAGACATGGGCCAGAGTCTCTACAAGTCTCTTACCAATAAACCCGTTCGCACCTGTGACAATAACCCTCATATGACTCATAGTGTGGAAGTACCTCTCATCTGTACGACTTGTGATGCACAATAGTTTGCAAAGTTGATAGCTTTAGTAATATCACTCATACGAGTGTACTTATGTGCTAATGCTGCGATGAATGTATCACCGGCACCAGAGACATCAAGAACCTCAACTTTATCTACAGGATATATTGTACCATTAAACTCACATCCTTGTCCACCCAGTGTCTTGATGACCTGTCCTCTTCCTAAGGTGTCCACATAAGACTGAGACCTTTCATATTCATACTCATTGATCTTGATGAACTTTGCATTAAAAGACCAGGTATCCAACACTTTCTTCGTGTCAAGGAATACCTGAGGATGATTAGTACATATGTACTCAATGTCATCACTATGGAGAAATCCTTTGTCGTAATCAGAGATGATGATAGTCTGGAATCTATTCAGTTCAAGTTCATCAAGATTAATTCTTTCTTCTACTACACCATTATCAATACGACAGAAGTGATG